CAAGAAACCGCCATTGTTTTACCCGATGAGATGGATATTCAGTGGCTGGAAAGTAATGGAAGGCCGGAACTATATGATCAATTAGTTAGCTATATTGATCAGCAAATTAGCTTTGTGATTAACGGCGAAACAACTGTTGGCCAGGAGACAGGAAGTGTTGGCTCATTCGCCCGCGATCAAATCGCCGACTCTGTGCGTATGCGCAAAGCTAAAGCGTTTTCTGAAGAGCTTGATGAAACAATTAACTCTACGTTGGTCCGATGGATTGTTGAACTCAACTATCCTGGAAAAAATCCTCCGCGTCTTGTACGTAACTTTGAGGATCTTAAGCAACGCGAAGACCCAGTGCGTATTGTCCAGGTTCTATCTCAGCTCGGTGCACTTGGTTATGCAGTAGAAGATGTCGATTGGCTAAGAGAAAAGCTCAATATTCCCTCTTTGGTTAAGCAAGAAATGCCACCAGAGATGGGCGGAATGGGCGCAGCACCTCCTCAAGAAGGTGAAGAGGCCCCAATGTCTGAAACTGAAGACATGGACTTTGGAGCCGATCTGATGAAGCTATTTGACTTTGAAGAAACTTCTGAAAAGCAAAAGATTTCTCAAACAATTTCCTCAAACTTTAAGGGTACATTAGACGACGTAGGTTTCCAAAGAATTGTAAGCGACTCTACAGGAAATGAGATGGCGATCTCCAAGTTAGACATAGACGAGTTTACCTCGCCAGGGGAAATTGTCTTTGTAATAGAGAGATTACTCGAAGAAATAAAAGATTTGCGTAGGGTCCCCGCTGAGGCTGCAGAGTCTAAGTCTAAATCAGAAACTGAGCTATATAGACTAAAAGCTCTAATTGAATCAGAAGGGATGGAGGAAAATGATGTATCTGACCTTGTAACTCTTTATCACAATGTATTTAGAATAAATAGATACGCTGTGCATAGAGAAGCAGTAACTCTTGACCCAGAAGCCAAAGGCTACTGGAGATGGTTCGATCCGTATTTTCAATAATTGATATATTCAACCTAGTTTAAATAGTAAATAGAAATATTGCATAATTCATAACTGCTATGCTCTCTTATAAGCCCATCACTCAGGCGCAGTATTGGATCCAGGCTTCGCCTTTCCAGCACTACTTCACAACTTTCTCTGGAATCCGAGATACATCAGGTACCACTCAGTACGCCGATGGTGTAAGAGGACGTATTTTCCAGCTTAAGGGTCCTCGTACATTGTCCGAAGTAACTGTGTCTGCTCCATTCGATCCTGAAAAGCACGCCGACATTGTCGACTTCTGGAAGACATACGACTGCTCATTTATTACCCTCACAGTGACCCCTGTTAGCTGCGGTGAAGACCCTTCGCCCCTAGGCAACAGAACAATCACAATCCCTGATGCTCAAATCACTTCGATTAATTTTGGTCAGGCGGACAGAGCTTCGACTAATGTTTCAACTCTTGAGTTGACATTTGTAATGGATACGTTCACCTATAACTGATATAGGTACCTTGATCGGAGGGAGATTAATAGATGAAGAAGCATTACGTAGTACGCGTAAAATCACCCTCCGCTTGGTCGGAGATACATGAACTCTTAACTACAGACGGCACATTATGCGACAATGTGCCTAGTAGGTGTTGCGAGTGCTCTGATAAAAAAGAATATTCAAAATATCGCTCTACGTATTTATTAGATGAGGAGGAGGCAGAGTTACTCAGATCTAATAATAAAGTAGATTATGTTGAACTAGATCCAGGTTTTCACATGGAGACCTATCCAAGGCCAAAAGCAGACGCTTTGGTAAATAGGTTTCCTCAGGTTCTTCCGAGTCTATCAGACCCTGCGCCATTTGCAGGGTACAAAATTTACAGAACCCTACCTCCCGCAACTGACGGTCCTCCGATATCTCCTGCTGTGCCCGGTCAGGCAGAATACTTTAGAAGTAGTTGGGGACTTTTAAGAACACAAACAAAAGCCGATCCTTTTAGCTATACGCCATTAGTTGCTTCTCCGAACGTTGATGGTTTTTCCCTCAATAGAAATTTTGGTGGGAACGTAAATATCTCGCCTTCCTCTTTTCAATACGAAGAAGACGAGGATGGATCTGACGTCGATGTGCTTATCATCGACGATGGTGTTTGGATGGGCCATCCAGAGTTCGTAAACGTAGGAATTGAGGTCTCTTTAGTAAGAGATCTTGTTCTCGATGGACCATACTATATCGATCCAGATTATTTTATTTCTAATGGCCTTGTAGTAACCTATTTAGGTAGGCTGACTTGTGATGAGCAGGCCGCAAGAAATTGGTGGAGAGATAGTACAAAGAGATCTGAGCAATTTGCGTCTGTAGGAACCATTCCAAGCATAGACGACGGATACACTCGCGCTGCGGTATGTGGAGATTTTTCTAATGTTCCTGCGGCCACTGTTGCAGATCATGGCACACCTGTTGCTTCGATGGCATATGGCAGGACTTTTGGTTGGGCGTTTAACGCAAATAAATGGACAATTGCGGCGCAGATTGGCAATAGTATTAGTTATTTAATAAACACCCCTTCTGTTTGCTTTGATATAACAAAGATATTTCATGAAAATAAGCCATTAAATCCTAACAGGAATAACACAAGGGATCCGCTCGTTATTAATAATAGTTACGGGTATATTAGCACTATATCAGACATAGGCAGCTATAAGTTTAGGACAAACGCTGCTGCTTCTTACACTGGCATAGCAAACGCCCCAAATTTTTTAAAGGGAATATCTTCATATGATACTGATAGAACATTTTCCTATAATCTTCTTGCTGCGCAAAGTCTAAGATCATCTGGAGACGAATTATTAGACGATTTTCAGGACATTATATTTTTTGCTAGTGCAGGTAATTATAATCAAAAACAAGATGTACCTAGCGGGCCTGATTACAACAACTGGTTCTTTGATGGAACAAATACAAATCCCGTCGAAACACAAAAAGAATATATAAATAGAAGAGGTTTTCCCGCGGACGCAGGAGGGTTTACTGAGCAAAATGGCGGATACAGAACTATATCCGTAGGCGCGTTATCTTCGTATAAAGATATAAATAGTAAAGAAAGTAAAGATTATTATAGTAACGCCGGTAAAGGCGTGGATATTTTCTCTCCCGGTGGAGATGTACTAAGCGCTTTAGTAGGTACCGGAACCGGAACAAAGTATGAAAGATACGACTCTGATTCTTTTTATTCTTGGTTAAATGTTCCTGCGTATGATGGCACAATTGACGGAACATCATCCTCTTCCCCCGTAGCCGCAGGATTCATTGCCAGTAAGTTATCTAAATATAGAAACTGGACCACAAAAATAATTAAGTCTTACATAAACAACGTAGTACAAAAACAAGACACAGTAACTGACTTTGAGTTAGGCGCGGATCCTTTTACGGAAAACGCAATAGAATGGAGAGAGTTTAACAATCTTTTCGGACAAGATCCCATTATTCTTTATAATGAGACTGTTCCTGATATAACCATATCAGTAAACCTCCCTCCAACTGTTACAACTAATCCATTTGGAAATATTGTATTATCGATATCACCTGGTATCAATCAATTCGTAGATTCTTATACGTACCAATGGGAAAAGAAACTACCGGGAGAGTCTGAATTTTCAATAATTCCTGGCGTTTTTAGTGCGATATATTCAGAAAAAATAAACAATATTGCTCAAGATGGCACAGAGTACAGAGTACTCATTATTCCCAACGGTCCTTATAACTCTGTTTACTCTAGTGTATCTACGCTATCTGTAACGTCGTATATCTCTATAGAAGCCCAATCAAATGACACTTCTACAATTCTTACCACACCATTTAACTTATTTGTTTCTGCTGGGGTAAGTGTTGCGGGCATTTCCCTGTCGTATCAATGGCAAAAATTTAATACAATTACGTCTCTTTGGGAAGATTTAGCAGAGGAAATAGGAGCGTCGTATTTTAAAGACCCATCAGAAGAAGAAGATTCTGGGAGCTATAGGTGCGTAGTCTCTAGCGTAGATGCGTTTAATTCTCCAGTAATTTCAAATACAATAGTACTAAGTGTACTTCCTGTATTTACAATTACAAT